GGAAGCTCCGGCGATTACGCACAGATTGGAAGCTCCGGCTATTCCGCACAGATTACATCTATCGGAAAAAATTCAGTAGTTATGGCTGCTGGCTACAACTCTATCGCAAGAGCAAAAATCGGAAGTTGGATAACGCTTGCCGAGTGGGTTAAAACAGGAGAGAAAAACGAAAATGGATTCTATATATGGATTCCGAAGTGCGTAAAGACTGAATACGTCGACGGAGAACGCATTAAGGAAAATACGTTTTACAAGCTGGTTGACGGGGAATTTAAGGAGTGTGAATAAATGAAGCAGCCAAAGAAACTTACAAGAACGCAGAAAGAAATCGTTCATTCGCAAGGCTATAACGTAGATGAATGGATGGTAAGAAGAGAAACGGAGTTCCATTTGTTCTTGGTTCACAAGGACACAGGAAGAAGAGTAACCGTTGACAATTACATTCGGAGGGCGAGAAAATGAGCAGATTCAACCCATACGTGGTTGCTGGAAGCATTATGGCACTTGCGGGCGCATATTCGATTTCGGATGAGTTTCAGTTGGTTCCGAAGATTATCTTAATTATCGGAATGGTACTTATGATCTATGGATATTGGAACTATGACAAAATCGAAAAAGCATTAAGAATTTATAGAAAAATGGAAGGGAGAAATAAAAGAAATGGGAGAAGTAAAGAATATGTTCGATTTGAACAAACTGCACTTAGAAGATGAACTAAACGAGGATGTATCTTTTGAGAAAGGACTTGCTGAGTACGTCAAGAACACGAAGAACGCATCTGTTGATACCTTGGCAGAGGAATTTAAGGATTTCCCAATGTTTAAACTTTATGCCGGAGCGGTAAGAGGTGGTGCAAATGTCGAGACTACAACAAGATTGATCGGGTCGATGATTCTTGGACAGTCTATTATAGACGAGAAATTCAGAGATCGGCTGGACAAGGTTTCACACACCCTTACGTATAGCAGAATTGACGAACTTATGAGAAAGGAGATTCAACATGAAAAAGATAAGAATTAAGCATATTTTTTTGCAGAATTTCGGTAAATTCTTCGGTGCAAATACTGTTGATGCTGACATTCCCAATAGAACAGAGATTTGTGGGGTAAATGAATCCGGCAAGACAACAATTAAGCGTGCAGTTCAGTATGTGCTTAATTGCTGGGATGATAACGGCAAGGAAATCACAGGAATCCGACCGCATGATGAATCAGGAAATGATTATTCAGGAATCGAGACAACGTGTGCAGTTACGTTTGACTTGGATGGCACAGAGAAAGAACTGAAAAAGGTTTTTCGTGAAATCATCAACAAGAACGGAGACTTCGTCGGAAACATTACGGATTCATACGTCAATGATGTTCCAAAGAAAGTTAAGGACTACGCAGAGTTCCTTGAAGATGAGTTTTTGGATGCTGACAAGCTACAGTATTGCTTGAATGCGCAATCACTGTTGAAGAAGTCTCCGGCAGATCAGAGAACAGTTTTGGAAAAGACATTCGGAGATAAAACGACATTAGATATCGCACAGGAAGATGAACGGTTTTCATCTATAGTGCCGATGCTTGCGGATGGAACGATTAAAGAACTGAAAGAGCGTTGCAATCGTACTCTGAATGGTTCACGCGGGAAATCATCGTCTAAAGGACTTCGGCAAATTGCAGACGAATATGCACCGCGTATCGACGAATTGATGAAGCAAAAGACGGACATTGACGTATCGCAGTTGCAGTCGATGAAGTCAGACATCGAATCCAAGATTGAAGATGTAAACGCCAAAATAAAGGATGCATCGGCGGAGCATGATGCTTTAGGTCAGGAGATTTTGAACCTTAAATTTGAACTGTCCGGCTTGCAGAGTAAAGCGAACGGGAACCTTGATAATACTAGAGCGGAGCTTATACAGAAGTCGTTTGATGTCAACAAGAAATTGATTGCACGGAAGAATCTGCAAAACGATCGTTTGCGCATGAAAGAGAGCCTTGAAGCAGAATTTAAGCGACATGTTGCTCTTCGTGAGCAATATGCCGAAGATTGGAAGCGAACCAACGCAGAGACAATCGGAGAGAATGACACGAGTTGTCCGGCTTGCCATAGAGAGCTGGAAAATGCAGACGAAATTCGGGAGAGGTACGAAGAGACAAAGAAACAGAGACTTGACAACATTGTTGCAAGTGGGAACTTCGAGAAATCGGAACTTGACCGCTGCAAGGCAGAAATCGAACAGACAGAGAAGCAAATACAGCGACTTGGCAAGAAGGTATCAGATTTACAGATCGAATATGATTCGCTGAACAATCGTATAGATGGTATGCCGGTGTGCGTTGATATTACGAACACTTCCGAATACAAGAAAGTCAAGTTGGAATTGGACGAAAAAGAAGCTCTTTATAATAAGGAAGCGATTGGTTCAAATTTGACCGATTCTTTGAAAGAGGAACTTAAAAAACTGCGACACGATCTGTTGGATGTGGCGGAGAAAATCGGCAAGGCGTCGGTCAATGATTATATTGACAATCAGATATCACAGCTTCGTGAACAGCAGAGAGACACACAGCAGAAGATCGCAGATCAGGAATCAATCCTTGATTTGTTGAAGAAACTCGACCGAAAGAAAAACGAGATTCTTTCTGAAAGCGTCAATCAGTATTTGGAGTTTTGCCAAGTTCGGTTATTCAGACCGCTTATTAACGGAGATACAGAAGAGTGTTGTGAGTTCATATATAAGGGAGAACCATATAACCGGAATATGAACCACGGTGCAAAGCTGCTTACGGAAATAGACATTTGTCGCGCTTTTCAGCGTAAGAATGATGTGGAAATGCCAATCATAATTGACGATACGGAATCCCTGGATGCATGGAGGATCCCGGAGATTGACACACAGTTGATTGTTATTCGCAGAACGGACGACAAGGAATTGATTATTAAGGATATGGAGGAATGAAAGCATGAGTAAATTTAAGGTTGGAGACAGAGTGAAACTTGTAAATCCGGTAGAGCTTGGTCGGAATTTTTGGGGCAGAACAGGAACTATTGAGTATATCGAAAAGAGCAATCAGGACGACCTTGATTATGCGGTTGAGTTCGATGAAGAATCGCCTAAATTCCATAATTGCTTCGGACATTGCATGAAGAATCACGGATATTGGTGCAATGACGAAATGATTGAGATTGTAGAACAGGAGCCGAATCAGGAGTATTACAACGGAAAGATTTTTGTTGTAAAAGGTTATTTTCCGTCAATGATGACCGGGCATATATACGAGATTAAAGACGGATATTTTATTGATAGTACAGGTGCGGTGTTTCCATTAGTCGAGCCACTCAAAAATTTTGAAAATGTTAAAAATTATTTTTGGAAGGGATATGCACCGCAAAAAGTTGAAGTAATGGAAGTAAAAGAAGATTAGGAGGGTAAGTAATATGGCAGAGAATACACAGATTGCAGAGAAGAAAGCATTTACCACTTCGTTAAGTGAGTGGAGCAATGCAATGACAGGATTGATTATCGAAGATTATAAGTCCTGTGGTATGAAGATGGATGATTACTCAAAAGAGTGCGCTATGGAAGCAATGACAAGCATTTACAACCTTGTCAAAAACGACCCAAAGATTAGCGGTATGGGAAACCTTGACACAAGCAATTTAAGAGGGATTGTAAAGCGTTGTGCATCTCTTAAATTGAATGCAAGCGCATATCCAAGAGAGTGTTATTTTCAGTTACGAAATGTAAAAGTTGGAACTGATCCTCAGACAGGGAAGGATGTTTGGCAGAAACAGGTAGAAATGGGAATCGAGGGCAGCGGCTACGATTCATTGCTTGCTAATTATGGCAAGGATGTAAAACAGGTATATCCATATTGGGTAATTAAGGAAGGAGATGTATATATCCCACCAAAACACAAAGGACTTACAGTTACAGAACCGGAATGGGAAGAAAAATTCTTGTCAGATAAGGCTGTCAGGGTTGTATATCCTGTGAAGTTGAATGATGGAAATATCACATATCTTTCGGCAGACCGCGACAGCGTAAAAATCAATCTTATGGCGCATGTTAAGCAAAACTTGATGAATGTTACTTTTGGAATTTGTGCTGATAGATATAAAGCAACGGAAAAACAGAAATCGGAGATTAAGGCAAAAAAAGAAGAGATTCTTAATGCTCTTAGATCATGCAAAACCGTTGATGAAATGCTTAAATGCGAGATTGCAAGACCATATATCAGCGGCGCATGGCTTGATACGCCGGAAAGCATGATTGTCCGTAAAATGTGCAACAATGCGACGAAAAAATATCCAAAGAATTACGATCCTATGGCGCGACAGGCGCAGATGGAAATGGATGAGGTATATCAGATTTCAAAAAACGAGATTGAAGAAAACGCCAATTCCGTTGACTTTGACGAGGATGTTGTAGATTCAGAAATCGTGAGTGAAGAATCGGCAGAGCCGGAGTTTATGAAGGGAGAGTAAGGATGAGAGTAATTTCACAGGACGGAACAATAGATGTTCCTTATGATTATTTTTCATTATCTATGTCTAGTGGGAAATATAAAGATGTAGAAGTGGCATATATCTATTGCCATAATTTATCATCACCGAATGGAACAAAGTTAGCTGAATATTCCACCAAAGAAAAGGCAATTAAGGCTATGGAAAAGTTGAGAGAAGAATATCTAAAGTATATGGAAATTGAAGGGCACGCAGACCTAACAGGACAAGGAATTATACAGCCTAATTTCTGGGTACTTCCTAAAGTTTTTCAGTTCCCACAGGATGATGAAATCGAGGTGTGAGTATGAGTATGTATAAAGATATGACCTCGATACTGAAAGACGGACAGGTAGGAGATTTTGAACTTCAACATTTCGACATTTCAGATAATAATTTTTATGCGATTGTTCGTCTTGGAATACCACCCGGAAAATATATAAGGCTTATCAACGGATGCGATTGCGTAATGTCTGACGTCCCTATGGAAAAGGAAACAAACAGAGATTTTGTTCGCAATGCACACGGAAATGTCCTTATTGGTGGTCTTGGAATTGGACTTATTATTCTTGCAATACAGGATAAAGAAGATGTTAAGCAGATAACAGTCGTTGAGAAAAATCGTGAAGTCATTGAACTTGTTGGAAAACAGTTACCACTTAATTTCAAAGTAAACATTGTGAATGATGATGTGTTTGAATACAAGCCGCTGATTAAGTATAACACGATTTATATGGATATATGGAACTATATTAACAAGGATGTTTACAACAAACAGATGAAGCCTTTAGTTAATCGCTACAGGAAATATTTAGTTCCTAAAGCCGAAGATGAAAACAGGTATATTGATTGTTGGTGTAAAAGACAGGCTAAAAATGGAGAACGCATATGAAACTTAAATGTATAGCAACAGGAAGTACAGGAAATTGCTACACCTTAACTTCCGGCAGCGGAGAAACACTTATCCTTGATTGCGGAATACCAATTAAGGACATCAAAAAAGGGCTGAATTGGAATATTAAAGATGTTGTGGGCGTGTTATGCACCCACAAACATCTTGACCACAGCAAGTCATTAAACGATTTTAAAGCTATGGGAATACCTGTATTTGCCCCATATAGAAGCCTAAAGCCCATGATAATAGGTGATTATAAGTTAAAGATACAGACATTTGACTTAACAACAGTAGATGGCAGGTGGACACATACAGACGCAAATGGCGAACCTTGCCCAATATATGGCTTTCTGATAACTCACAAGGAAATGGGGAGAATGCTTTACATAACCGATTGTGAACTAATTAAATGGAAGTTTAAAGACATAAACCACATTCTTTTAGGCGTGAATTATGACAAGGATTTAATCGACAATGAAGATTCCGCAAAGGTAAATCACGTATATCGGGGTCATATGAGCATTGACACGGCTTGCGATTTTGTGAAAGCGAACAATTCAAAGGATTTGCAAAATGTGATTATGTGCCATTTATCGAAGAATAATGCTGATAAGAATTTATTCATTGAGAAGATGAAAAAAACTGTTCCAAATGTGAATGTGGATGTTGCAGAGCCTGGAAAGGAATGGTTGCTTCGGAATCTGAATGAATGTCCGTTTTAAGTAAAGGAGTGATTGAATGAAAAAATCAGAACCAAAAATGATATTGAATATATCGCTTAATAGCGAAGAAATTGAAGAGAAGGTAAAGATTGCTATGGACGAATATGTTCAGAAAGTAATCTATAAGAACCTTGATGAAGAAATTGCAAAGGTAATTGACAAGAGAATCGAGCGGCTTGTGTCTGCTCCGAATTGGAGTAACGACCGACTTATAAATGATATGCCTTTTTCAGACTTCGTTAAGAGCAAGACAGAAAAAGCAATCGGCGATTTTGTTGAGAAGAACATCAAGGAAATTCTTGCGAAAAGGTTTGCCGAAATTATGACGGATAGGAGTTTGTCGAATGAAAGATTTTGAAGAAATTAAGAAAGCACTTTCCTACGTGAAGAAAATCGACATCAACACATACAGCTCAGAAATTGTGGTCGGGAAGTATAGGGGCAGCGTTGTTTTTTCTAACAACGAAAGAGGCTATGAACACGTAAATTTTTGCCCGTATAACGGACGTTTGCCGGATTGGGATGCAGTGTGCGAGCTGAAAGATGCGTTTTTCGACGATGAAGAGGAAGCATATCAGATCATGCCGAAAAAGAGCGAGTACGTCAACATGGTTGATAATTGTTTACATCTGTGGCGACCGCATAACGGATTGGAACTTGGACTTCTGACACGTATCAAGCCGGGAAAGATTATTAAGGACAAGGCGGTGGAATGATGAGCAGATGGAAAGAAAATGATTGCGTTGGATGCCCGCAAGGATGCATTAACTGCGGTAGGCAGAATGACTATTACGTATTTGAGTGTGACAGATGCGGAGATACAACAACCGATACAAAGGAGTTTATACACGATGGTGATGAAGATTATTGCCAAGATTGTTGGTGTGAAAGGATGTATGAAATGGGAATGAAACAGGATGCTATGCAGTGCAAAGCCATTGATGCAGACACTAAAGAATGGGTATATGGCGGAATTGTGATACAGGATTGGAAAGACAATTTTGTATTCATTATCGAGAAATCAGAGGGAGCATGTATGCGGTCTGCAAAGGAGCTTCTCATGGATATGGCGCACATCATTGACAAAGATACGATTTGCCGATGCACCGGATGCAGAGACACCGATGGAGAGCTTATCTATGAACACGATATTTGCGAAGATAAGAACGGCAATCGGTATGTGTGCCGGTGGATTGCAAGTGCAGCGTGTTTTGAGTTTAAGTGCAAAGAGACAGGCATTTCATACGAAATGACGTATGCAGAGGATTTCATCGTTAAAGGCAATGAATATGATGATTTAACATTTTAGGAGGTATTAAACATGAACAAAGTAATTTTGATGGGTCGATTGACCCGTGACCCAGAAATCAGATACACACAATCGGCAGAGCCTTTAGCAATCGCTAGATACAATCTTGCGGTTGACCGCAGATTTCAGAGAAAAGACAATTCCGGGAACGAACAGAACGCAGATTTTATTAGCTGCATTGCTTTCGGAAAGAACGCCGAGTTTGCAGAAAAGTATTTGAAGCAGGGTACAAAGATTGCGATTACAGGTCGTATTCAGACAGGCAGCTACACAAATAAAGATGGCAACAAGGTTTATACAACAGAGGTTGTTGTCGAGGAACACGAATTTTGCGAGAGTAGATCATCGCAAGGTGGAAACACACAGGATGAACCTGTTCCTATGCCTGGTAATGCAAGCGCAGGCGCATTTATGGATATCCCGACAGGGTTGACAGGTAATGACCTTCCATTTAAGTAGGAGTTTATAAGTGGTGGGCGGTAGGGATAAAGGAGAGTGAAAAATGATTTCAGATGGAATTATTGCAGGTGCAAAAGCCGTATATCCGTCAAGTTTTATATACAGAGGAATCTTTTCTTTTGAATCATTCAGAGAAATTAAAAAGTTTTGCGATGTAAAACCCATGAGAATGTATACGGATGGCACCTGTGACTACATTATTAGATATCGAGAAGAAAGCGAAATCGTGAATACTGACGAACAGAATCAGTACAATCAAGGCGTTGACGACGTTGTACAGGCGATTAAAGACCTTGTGAGCGAGAACCCAACGGATTGCTTCGCACAGATTGTATCTGATTTAGACCAGATAGCAAGCGACTTAAAGGAGTGTGAGGCATAGGTGGCTACGAATTACAGACAAGTGTATGCGATTGAGAAAAATAACAAAGACAGACTTCTCAAAGTGAATCCTAAGTTGAATGACAAGAGCGGTATATATTTCTTGCTTCGAGAGGATGAAAACGGATTCAAGTTTGCGTACATCGGGCAGGCGGTACATGTAATCAGCAGATTGGCAAGTCATTTATCCGGTTATCAGCAACACATAGATTTAAGTATTAGATCGCACGGATTGTACGATGCAGAGAAGAACCCTTATGGTTGGCGAGTTGAATTTATGAATCTTCCGGCTTCACAACTTGACGAAGCGGAAAAGAAGTATATCCGATTATACGCCGATAAAGGTTATCAGCTTAGGAACGTCAGTTTAGGCGGTCAAGGAGAAAATCGTGCAAACGGTTCAATAGGCGAGAGAAAGGCACCTAAAGGCTATATGCAGGGCATGCAGCAAGGTAAAAAGGTTTTGGCGAGGGAATTATCCTCTATCGCAGAAAAGCACCTTAAAATCGAATTAAGAGAAGATAAGGTAAACAATAAGGTGTCGCAGAAACAGTATGAGAAATTTATGGATTTGTTGGGAAGTGGTGATGATTGATGGATTTTGAAAATTATTCTTGCGATAATCAGATGTCTATATTCGACTTCACAAGAGAACCTATCAGAATAACAAAGCCCATTCGATTGATAGAGTTATTTGCCGGCTACGGAAGTCAAGCAATGGCACTAAAGAGAATAGGTGCAAAATTTGAGCATTACAGGGTTGTGGAATTTGATAAGTATGCTATTGCAAGCTATAACGCAGTACATGGGACGAATTTTCCCACAATGGATATTACGAAAGTACACTCAGATGATCTGGCGATAGAAGATACAAAGCACTTCACTTACTTACTTACTTACTCTTTTCCGTGTACGGACCTGTCTGTTGCCGGGAAGCAAGCTGGAATGTCTAAAGGCAGCGGTACACGATCAGGTCTATTGTGGGAAGTTGAAAGAATACTAACCGAAATTAGAGATGGAAACGGAGAGTTGCCACAGATATTATTCATGGAAAATGTACCACAAGTACACGGCAAGAAAAATATTGATGACTTTAAGAAGTGGTTGGAGTTTCTTGAAAGTTTAGGCTACACAAACTATTGGCAGGATTTGAATGCTAAAAATTATGGTGTTGCACAGAATAGAAACAGATGTTTTATGTTTTCATTCTTAGGTAATTATTCATATATTTTTCCGCAGCCTATACCACTTAAAAAGAAACTCAAAGACTATCTTGAGGATAATGTAGATGAAAAGTATTACATCAACAATGAAAAGGCTGACAAGCTGATAAAACAGCTTATTGACAATGGTACATTACCAAATACAATCCCTAAGAGCAGAGCAGAGCAGACTTGCGTTGACGGAACAATCAATAAGCCGCAACGAAGAGAAGTTGCAAACTGCATCAAGGCAAGATATGACGCAGGAATCTCAAACTTGCGGTCAGAAGGAAACTGTGTTGTTGAAAGCGGTTGATTTGTCAATTAACAATCCAAAAGAAAAGATTATTGCTAATTGCATTTTGTCTCATATTTCAAAAGATGGAAATGCAATAGGAAAATATGCATCATTAAATACAGGAGTGGTTGAATGCAAGAAGTTAAAGCTATAGGTTCACTTGAAAGCAAATTTGAAAGCACTAATAGAATTTACGATGTGAGGGGGTGTAGTCCGACATTGAGTACAATGCAAGGTGGTAATCAAGAGCCGAAAATTCTTGAAGAACAACATATAGTTGCTATGCGTGGTAGAAATCCAGATAATCCGTCGGATAGAACCACAGGAATTCCAATAGAACAGAGATTAGAGGTAAATATACAAGGTACAAGTAATTGCTTGACAAGTGTACAGAAAGACAACATGATACTTGAAAGTGTTCTTGCTATTGACGAACAGAACATGAGTGTGCGTAAAGAAGCTTTCGGAACTCTAACAACGGATGGAAGTAGTCCAAAGCACAACAACCGAGTGATGATTAACCAATATCGTATCAGAAAGCTAACACCGAGAGAATGTGGAAGGCTGATGGGTGTATCTGATGAAGATATTGACAAAATGGCAGCAGTCAACAGTAACACACAGTTATATAAGCAATTTGGCAATAGCATCGTTGTAGATGTTATGTGTGCCATGTTTAGGAATTTGAACATTGAGCAGGAGTGATTAAATGGTAAAACCAATGGCACCGTGTATGGATTGTTCTGATAAGCATATCGGCTGTCATGGAATATGCGACAGGTATAAGGCATATACAGAAGCAAATGAGAAGCTCAAAGAGAGTATTCGAAAGCAGAAATTTGTACATAATTCTTTGAAAGATATGCATAAGGAACAATATGAGCGGTACAAGAGAAATCGTCACAAAGAAAATTAGGAGTGTGATTGAAAATGAGCAAAAGCAAAGAGGAACAAGCAAGACGTGAGGGAATGTCTTATGCGCTTAGATACGCAAGAGAGCATGGTTTAGATGCCTTAGAATCCGATTTAAAAAAGCGTGTAGCATATAACATTCCTGTGCGGATTGATGATAAGGCATTGCAGGAGTTTACAGACAACGCCAAGAACATGATGCTTGACACTATTTTGATTCTTGCATCTGTAACACTGCATGATGAATTTGGATTCGGTAGAGAACGTTTAAATAGGTTTAAGAAGCGGTTTAATTTCAAGGCAGAGTGTATCGGTGAAAACTATACCGATTGGAACGATCAGATATCAATATTAAAAGAAGAGTGCGGATTGGAGTATTCAATCCGCATGAATGAAAAGGATGTGAAATTAAAGTGATTATTATTGATTCAAACGTAGTTACAAAGAGCGTTGAAAATTATGGTGCTGATTTACAGACGACAGTATGCATGGAGGAATGTTCGGAGCTTATACAGGCAATTAGCAAGAAGAAGCGTGGCAAGGGCAGCAGAGACAACCTCATTGAAGAAATGGCGGATGTTATGATCTGCATGGAAATTCTGAAACAGGTGTATGGAATATCTGATAATGAAATTCAGAATTATGTGTGTCAGAAACAGAATAGATGTATTGAAAGGATGAAGAGTGATGAATCATAGGAGGTGGAAAAAGTCATATAAGAAGCGGTACGGAATACGACCGATTATCTTTCTCGACAAGAAGCGCAAGGATAAGGCTATGGCTATGATACGTGATCATATATCACAGGTTACGATCTACACGCCAGAGAATCAGTATTACTTGGAGATTGGATGCTATTACAACGAGACTTCGATAGATAGCAAGAAATCAATGCTTAAAGCGTGGGAAGGCGGTGTGGTAGATAATGACGATTGATGAATCAATAGAAAGATTTAAAGCCTTGGCAGAAAAGGGGCATATTATATTTTCAAAAGACCCTGATATTGCTGAAAAATTAAACAAAGAATATAGGCAAGTTGCAGAATGGCTGGAAGAACTGAAAGCATACAGAGAACAGCATCAGGCATTGTGTGATGCATACGATGTAAATACAGTTGAAGATATTTACGACAAGGCGATTGACGATTTTATCAAATCGGTAGATAAACATTGTGAATATTACGCCGGAGAATGCAAGAATCTTACGCGTGATGATCTTCTTAAAATTGCAGAAGATTTGAAAAATACATAGAAATCTTTGAGGAGTGATGATTTTATGGGAAACTTTGTAAAGATAGATCGAAAGATTCTTGAATGGGAATGGTGGGATGATTTCAACACATTTAGGTTGTTTTTTTACATGCTTGTGTCTGCATATTGGAAAGATGGCTACTACAAAGGAGAACTGATTGAGCGTGGTTCTTTTCCATCTTCGATATCAAAATTGGCATCTGAAACAGGCTTAACTGACAATGAAATTCGCAACGCGCTAAAGCACCTTAAAAGCACAGGCGAAATCACAAGCAAAGCACATAGTAAATATAGCATATTTACTATAAAAAACTACAATTTGTATCAATCAGATAACAAGCAAAAATGCGATGAAGCCACAAGCACTGATGCAATCAAAATGCAATCAGATAACGAACAGATAACGAACCTTCCTATTATAAAAGAAGTAAAGAATATAAGAAGTAAAGAATATAAGAATAATATAGGGGCGAAAACGACACATTATGACGATCCCGATCTTAATTCTGCATTCGCTGAATTTTTGGATATGCGTAAGAAGATTAAAAAGCCGATTGCTACGAAACAGGCACTTACGCGTATAAAAAATAAAATTGAAAGATTGTCCGGCGGAGATACCAGATTAGCGATTAAGATTCTGAATCAGTCGGTAGATCATTGTTGGTCGGATGTATATGGACTTAAAAATGATTATAGCAGCAGACATATATCCGAAGATGCAAAGTCTAAATCCGTAACCGATATGCAGTTAGATTCGCTTGCAGAACGTCAAAAACAGAGCGTTCCAATTATGAGCGATGAAGAAATAAATAAAATGTTTGGAGAGTGATGATATGGAGAGATTGACAAAGGCTTATTCAGATGGAACGCACGGAGCTTCTGATAGCTTACCTTGCGGAGAAAATAGTTACGATTACAAGAATTTGCTGATAGAGAAACTAGGTGCATATGAGGATCTTGAGGAACAGGGCAGACTTGTTATTCTACCTTGCAATAGAGGAGATAAAATTTACTTTATTAAATCTGCTTTTTCAATGGCACATTTCCCTATAGAAGCAAAGGTAACAAGCATTTGTGGAATTGATTGTGACAGTGATGTAATGTATTCGTCAATTACAGAATACAACAAAATTGATAGAAGATTTAAAAGTTCTGACATAGGCAAAACAGTATTCCTCACAAAATCCGAAGCCGAAGCAAAACTGAAAGAATTGAGAGGTGGAGAAAATGAAAATATATTTTCTGCAGGACTTATAAGAGCGGTAGAAATCATAAGGGAGTGTGAGTCAGATGGAAATGGTTGATGAACTACGACGGATGCGAGTAGAAAGCGCAAACAAAAATTTCAAGCCGGACTATAAATGCCCCATCTGCAAAGACACACACATTATAATCGTTAAGGATGCAGATGGTAGGTCGGTAGCAAGAGATTGTGATTGCATGGCACAAACCGTATATCGTAGATTGATGAAAGCAAGTGGAATTGATGCGGAAGATGTAAATGTTCGATTTAATGATTTTCAGACATTTAACGAACAGGAATTACAGATTGCGAAAGCAACCGCTGCGAAGTATTGCAAGGATTTACCGATGCAACGATATCAGAAGAACAACAGTTTATTGCTTACAGGACTTCCGGGAAGAGGAAAGACAATGTTGGGTTTTTGCGTTGCCAACCAGCTTATCAAGAATGGTACACCTGTTCAGTATGTAAGTTACCGGGATGCAATTACAAGGTTGAAGCAGAATATTACAGACAACGTGGAGTATTCAGAAGAGATAAACCGCATGAAGAATGTGAGTGTTCTGTTCATTGACGATTTATTCAAGGGTAGAAGCACAGACAGCGATAAAAATATCATGTACGAGCTTATCAATCACAGATACTTGAAGCGGTTACCTATGATCGTTTCGACAGAGAAATATCCGAAGGATTTACTTGCTGTGGATGAAGCAATCGGTAGCAGAATCATTGAGATGTCTAAGGGGTATGTGGTTGAGTTCAAAGAAAGTGGCAATTACAGATTGAGGTAGTATTTATGGATGATGATTAAGAAAGGAGTTTTGAAGATGGCGAGAAAAAAAGGATTTGGAGTAAGCCCAATCACAAACAAAATTTTTTATGGCACACAAGACACCGATAAGGGGATGTGGGTTGGAACAAAAACAGATGTGACAGAAGATGTTATTTCTTCGGTTTTTGCTTGGTTTGTCGGTAATATGAAAGATGAACACAGAAAGCGCACAGAGTATTCAATCACATACCCGGATTCCGATTATGAATTGGTTATGCGGAAGAAAGAGTAAAAATTCAGAGAAAGGAGGCAGATAGATTTGTCCGGACAATAAATCGCGATTTGCTATCCTTTAAAACTATGAGTAGTGCATATCATAAAAATATTGCAGAGGGAAGATGCGGTCAATGTGGCAAAATCAATGATCGGACGGGAAAATCTACGTGTTCTGAATGTGCGAAAAAAGACGTTATAAATCAAACGGAGACACGAAATTGGTATAGAAATCATGGATATTGCCCTCGATGTAAAAAAAATAAGCTCATGGGGCAAGAAAAAACATGCGTTGAATGTAGGGCAAAGGACGCAGAATCAAAGGCAAGAGAAAGAGAACGAGAAACGCAGGAAGATAAAGACAAAAGAAACGAATATGCAAGAATAAGGTATAAAGTCAAACAAAGCGCCGGAGTTTGCCCTAGATGTGGTAGAAAAATGACGAAAAACACTAGTGCATGTGAGAGTTGCCTAGAAAAAAACAGAACAGGAACGCCGGTTTCAGAAAATGGAAAAGATCGAGTGAAAATGGGATTGTGCTATTGGTGTGGGGTTCCTGTAAAGCCGGGGTACAAGGTTTGCGAGAAGCACTATCAGATGAATTGCGAAAAAGCAAAGAAAGCAAACAGAGACTATCTAAGAAAGAGTAACAAGGCATTATTTATTAAATATTAAAGGAGAAATGGCTTATGAAGTTTAGTAGACTTACTAAGCCGGAAATTGAGGGGATTCTTACTAAAGCAAACTTTACGGATGAAGAAGAACAGATTTTTAGAATGCTGTGCCGGGGAAGCACACAGAAGGAAGTTTCATATAAATTAAGCATATCTGTAAGCACGGTTGAGAGAACTGTCAGGGAAATAAAACGCAAATGGAAGGAGGTGTCTGCATGGAACTTTCCGACAAAGAATTGTTGAATTTCGCTATCGAAAATGGTATTATCGACGTAAGCGACATACAACAAAAGATTGAAATGAACGAAAGAAATCGGTACATTGAAAATCACAATTATAGCATCTGGCAGAGTAAAGACGGAAAGTTTTATACATATCTGCCAGACGAAAAATATAGCAGAGGAAAGAGGTTGATAAAGAGAACAACAGAACAGGCATTGAATGATGCTATTGTTCAGTTTTATAAGGAACAAGAAAACGAGCCTTATATAGAGGACGTATTTGATGAATGGCTAGAAAGAAAACTCAAATACGGAGAAATAGAAAAGCAAACAGCGGATAGATACAAGACAGATTTTATTAAATATATTAAAAATTCTCATATTGCGCAGATAAAATTCAGATATATCACAGAAGATGATCTGGAAGATTTTATCAGGACAACAATAAAAGAAAAACAGCTTACATCAAAAGCATGGGGAAATCTTAGAACGCTCATAAACGGAATATTCAAGCGTGGCAAAAAGCGAGGACTTACTTCGATAAGCATTACTTCGTTTATTGGAGATTTGGAGATTTCCGATAAATCCTTTAAGAAAAAATACACTTCAAGCGAAGAACAAGTTTTTACAGATTCCGAAGAAGCGAAGATCGAATGGTGTATAAATGCAGAGCATGATTCTTTGCTTGGACTTGGGATTTTGCTTACATTCCAAACCGGTCTAAGGTCTGGAGAATTATCCGCGCTCATGTGGAAAGATGTAAAAGAAGATTCCATATCAATCACTAAGACGGAGATTAGATATCGTGATGAAGATGGAAATTATGTTTTTGATATACGTGATGCACCTAAAACAAAAGCTGGTTACAGAACTGTGTATTTGACACCGGAGGCAAAAATGATTATTAAACGTATTCGAGCATTGAATCCGTTTAACGATTATTTGTTCTTTAAGGACGGACAGCGAATTAAAGGATATTTGTTTTCAAGGAAATTATACCGGATGTGCAACAAATTGGGAATAAAACAGAGATCACTTCACAAAATACGAAAAACGTATTCGACGAAGTTGATTGATGCACACGTTCCTGACAGCGTAATTGAGAATCAAATGGGGCATGAGGACATAGAGACAACGAAGAAATATTATTACTTCAACAATCACGGAAGAGATGAAGTAAAAGAGCTTGTTATGAATGCCTTGTGCCGAAAAGGTAACACGGGTAACACTTTGAAATCTTGA